CTACACCTTGAGGAGCGCCTTTTCTATTTGGATTAAATTCACCCTCCATATCAAGGTAGTTAATTAAAACTTCCTTTACATTAAGAGTTATTTTTTTATCTCTTGTTCTGAATGCTGATTTTACTCTTCCAATACCAACTTCAACAAATCCAGATGAATTTCCATTAACTACATCAAATGTGATATCAAAATCTACATCATAACCAACAAAATCAGCACCCTTTACTATCTTTGGATATGTTACTTTTACAATATCAGGAACATCAACATATACATCATCAACAACATTGATAACTAAATCGATTGCTCGAGATGATACATCAATTGTTTCATCATCCCGTATACCATCATCCAATTTTTCAATCAATTTTTTTGGATTAGGTCTATCCGATAATGATACTGGTGGTAAGTTTGATTTTAACCCTAACTCATTGGTTGGTTTAGTTGGGTAATTAACAGCATTTACAGGACTACTAATAGTTGATGGATTATTTTGAGGCACATTAGTATTACCAGTGTTATTATTTCCACCAGCTCCCCCCATTCCAAATGGTAATTTTTCTTGTGCCATTTTATCTTAGGTTTCTATCGTTTATGGGATTATTAACAAAATCTCCTATATTCGTAAAGGGGTTAATTTCACTTTCACTCAACCCATCATTCAATACAACAGGTCTACCACCACCAGAACCAGCTTTTGGCTTATATGGATTGTATTTATCATTTACATCAATTGGTGGTAATTTAACTTCTTCTTTAATATCAAACTTAGTTTCCACTTTTTTAGATTTAATCACATCTCCTTTTTGAACAGGTCTTACTTGCTCTTCATAATCATTAAATGAGAATGGAAATAATTTTATATTATATTGTCCTATTTTGTTAAAAACCCTATGAGGTATTGTTATACCAACAATCTTTCCACCCGGTTCTTCATAATTATCTCTACCAAAATCATCAAATTCCAAAACATCATCACCAACCACAACTGTTATTGCTTGTACATCATCGTTCATCTGAACCAATAATGGTACTCCAGATTTAGAGTTTATATTATATGTTCTCGCATCGGTATTTACCAATTTAATTTGTGGATTAAGTGCAGGTGAACCTTTAAATACCTCTTCAGTTACAATAGTAAGTATGTAATTGGATTTTAATTTAATATTGAGTTCCAAACTCTCACCATCCTTTGCTGTTAATGACCTAGATTGTGTATCATTTGTTACATTGATTTCTGTAATTTTGTATAAAGTTAAATTGGAAGAACTGATTGTGTATGATGTACCATCAATATCTTCATATTCACTTAGTCCAATTTTTGGGAAAAATTGTGCCGTTTCTTTTCCGTTCTTAGTAACATTTACGGGCGCACCCTTTCCACTTATATCAAATAATAATTTATATTTTATTGGTTCTTCGTAAAAATCCCCATCACCCTTTGGTTTTTTATTTAAAGGAAAGTCCAATGTTACAGATGTTGTACTACCAATACCAGTCTTTTGTGTAATTTTATTATCAACATATTTAATAAGCGATACTGCCTTTGTATTTATTCCAAGTAGTTGATTATCCTTTAATCCTTGATTTTCAATAATAGGCGCGCCATCATCTAACATAGATACGATATAATATTCATTACTTACATATCCTTCTTTGGAAATGGTTATTTTTTTATCACCATCTCTAGCTAAAGATTCTCTTGTAATTCTTACTAATGAATCAATACCTACTTTATTACCATTTACGAAAGTGGAAAATCCCTTTTGATTGGATTTTATGATAAAGGCAAATGTATTTGTAATAGTATCCGTTGGCGGCTCTTCTGGGTCTTCTGTATCACCATATGGTCCTTTGGGTGGGTTACCACCAGTATTTCCAGAATTACCATTACCACCAGTATCACCAGTAGCAGGTCCATTACCTACACCAGGGTCTTGGTCTGGGTCTTGTGGTGTAGTACCATCACCCTGATTAGGGTCATATATTTCATCATAATCGATATTTTTTATTGGTGCTGGCATCTTATAGAGTCATTAATTTATTACCACTGGTTTTCGTTGTACCACCACCAATACCCCTTTTTGTGGATTTAATTGGATTTGGTGATGAAAATTTTGGGACTGGAAATCCTTTTGGAACTTCCTTCATTATTTCTTTATTGAGATTTGCTTTCTCTACTACATTTTGTTTCTTTTCTTTAGTAACATTTGTTTGAGGAACTTTAGGATTGATAACCACATCAGATTCTCTTCTTTTTAATATTTTAGTTAATTCATCTCTACTTGGGTCAAATGTATTTTCAACTTCAGTTGATGATTGAATTACTCTGTTTGGTAGGTATTTCTGAATAGTTTCTATCAGTATTCGTTGTGCTACCCTATATACATCTTCTTTAGAAAATCCCAAAGAAGGTCTTACTTTTTTTTCTTTACCATAATTTACATCATCTATATTAGATATTCTATTTGAGAATTCGTTAAACATAGATGTTCTAAATTTATTATATATAGTAGTTGCCAAAGAATCCAATCCCCTTATACCAAATTCTGCTATAAAATTGTTATACCACCTCTCACCATAAGTTTTACGAATGAATCCACTTACCTCAGATGGATTTATTGATTCAATAAAAACTCCAACATATGGTATAATATCATCTCTAAAATCAGAACCAGTTACCATAATATTAAATCGTTGAAGTAAATCAGTTTTCTTAGATACTTCATTCATAATAGGTAATAATCTAACTTCAGTTCTTGATGGTGAAATTTCTTTAATCCATAATTTCTCATTTGCAGATTCGTACCCCACTCTTTTATTTAATAGTGTAATTTGTGTTTTAAAAATACCATTATCATACCCACCTTCCTTTATTAATCTCTCTACATCAATAAAGTATTCCGATGGGAATTGGAAAGCTTGAAGTTGAGTACCATCGGCTATTAAGAAATAATCTTTTATGTTTTGTGAATTAAGTGGGATGTATCTTACTAATTCACCAAACTCCCCCTGAGGTAATTGGTTATCATTGATATCATACATAATAAATTCAATCATATCCGAATTAGAAAATCCAAAAAATGATTGTAGAGTACCTTCTTCGAAGATTTCTCTATCTTTTGATGATATACGATACCCCTTATTATCTATTATTTCTTTAAATGTTCTAATTGCCATTTTTATCCTCTATTTTTTCTTAAATGTGTTGTAAAAATTAAACTATCATCAGTACCATCGGCAAATGTAACTTTAATTTCCAAATCAGTATCTCTATAATCACGTGCTTGACTTGACCAATATTTTATGCCAAACCACCCTGATTTTTTATACGGGTCCATACCAGCAATAACATTTTTGTCGTATTGCATCGTATATGTTTCTGATAATTGAGGTTCTATGGATGTAGCTCCAGACTGTACTTTAAACCACTTTTTAGTACCAATAACATTAAATGTTATATTTGTTATTTTATTATCAGCAGTAACATTATTTACTTCCAATGTTACACCCATAGTATCACCATTATATCCGTTATGAGATGTTGCTTTGGAGATATCAGAACCCTCAGAGTCTACTGCACTACCATTTATTTTTACAGTAAATTTGTTATTAGCACCACTACTAGCTCCTTCTGCGGTTTGTGCAGCCAATCCAAACAACTGCTCTCTAAGATTTTCAGTTTCCTGTTCCAATGATTGATTCCTAGCGGTTAACGATACTCTCTGAATTGCTTCATTAATTGAGTTTTGAATTGCGTTTGATAAATCAATTGTAGTTGTTGCTACTTGCTCATTGGCAACCATTGATTGTTGCTCTGAAATGTTTGCTTTTAGAATTTGATTATCAGCTTCGATTTTTAAACTTTCACTTACAATTTCCAATTCCGATATCTTTGAGTTTAAAGTTCCCACTTCGGTATTTAATTGTTGTACTTGTAATGTTAAATCGTTAATTGATTGAGTTGCTGTATTGTAAACTGAACGGAGAACCATATCAGGTAATTGTGGTGCTTCTTGTGGTAATAACTCAAATATCTCAGTATCTATTGATTTCTTCAATTCAGAGTTATTGTATTTTGGTCTAATCAATTTACCACTAATAATACCATCACCTAAATCAGATTCTTTGAAAAGACGTACACCAGCGGAGTTCTTATCCGCTAAAGCAGTAGAACCTTTAGTTAGTAATTCTTGAACCTTTTGTTCATTTTTTAATCCGCTGTTTTTCATCTTATGAAATTACGCTAAATGTATAATCTTCATCAAAGAAGTTATCAACTCCATCGATGGTAATTTTAAATTCAATTTTATATACTCTATCCACTTCCCAATTTGAAAGATTCAAATTAAAATAATTACCACTACTATCACAACTTAACTTTGTGTAAGTTGAGAATGGTACAATGATATCATCCGAATGATAATCTCTGATTTGGTAATATGAAGTTGTTGGTAAGAACTTTGAAATACCATACTGTGCCGTTGCTGAGAATGTTTTGACTGGGTATAAATCTCTACCCACCACTCTCAGTTTAGGAGTTGTATTTACTCTATATTCTTTTTTAAAGTTTCTAATACCAACCTTAATTTCTTCCGATGTTAATTCGGTTAGTGAACCTGTTGCGAATGATACATCATCCCAACCGATTCTAACCTTTGGTTGATGAATTGTATTGGTTTCCTTACTAAAGAATTTAAGGATACCATAATCAGTTGTATCATCTTCTTTATTAAGTGGTAATTTTAAAATAATACCATCATTTGGAATTGAACCACTAATCCACTCTTCCATAATATCTTTGATATCCATATCAACATCAGTTGTTTGGTATTCAAAGTTTTGAGTAGCAGATGTACCATAATAGAATGTACCACCCTTACCTTCGTATGAACCAGTTGATACCTCAGAGAACTCAGCAGTTTGTAACCACCTTAGAGTGGTATCACCTTCTCTATTATTCCAAGTTACACCAGCAGTTGTAATATCATCAAATCGAGTACCATTACCCATCTCCCAACTTTGTGAAATTGGATAAGCTTCTAATGTAAATTCCAATGGTAACTCTTCGGATTCAGTTTCTCTTAGAATTAATCTAACTTCTTCTAATTTAACAGTTCCATCCGATAAGCTAGCCGATAACCCCTGTACTTCAAATTTAAGGAGCGCTCTGGATACATCTTTGATGTTACCATAATATACCTTACTAACTTCCAATATCTCATCTAAACCACAATTCTGGTCAGGTTGTTGTAAGTAAACCGATGCATCCTTTGATGCTGTGAGGAAATAGTATGCCATTATCTTGCTCTCCCTTTAATGTCCGCATTTGGATATTTAACTTCGAAAACCGATGGGTCTAAAGATGGATATAAAATCTTATCTTTAATCGCCGCTTTAATATTGTAAGAGTTTGATGAATATTGCCCACTACACTTATTTACAATTTCTAATTTTGGAACTGAACTTACTCCTTCTACATTTGCTATAATTAATTCTAATTCAGAAAGATTAATTGTGTTATTAAAAGTCCAATTGTTAATATCAAAATAATCTTTTAATTCTTGAATACAATTTGCAACAACTTCTGATTTATTATAGTTGTTAAATGTAATGATTTCGAAATCAATACCAATATTGATAATAAAACCATCATTTATGTTTACACCATCTGTTAATATTTTATATTCAGAAAGATATGTTTTTAAATTTTCCTTTATTGCTCTATTCAAAGTAGAAAGTTTACCATCGGAATCATACCCCAGTAAATAAAGATTAATTGCAAACGGATTATTCTTTTCGTTTTCATTTGATGTTTTTCCAATCAAATATTTTTGAATCTCCTGTTGGATACTTCTTCTATCCGGCTCTTCGTTATCCGGCTTTTCAACAAAACTCATTACTAAATCAGTAAACTCCTGCATTGCTTTTGGTGAACTTAAAATAGAGGATGGTGAATTGTTATCCAATGTACCATCTGCCGTAGCGTATGCTTTTGCAATTGAACCAAATTTAGTTGGCATCGATAATACTCTTACCTGATAATCTTTTGCAGTTACTGCTCTGTTTTGTGCTCCGAAGTTTGCTAAAGCGTTTTGTCTAATCTCTTCGATAGTATCACCACCCTTACCACCAGTTGCAGGAACTTCGTTATCTACTGCTACCGAATTTTTAGTTGAATTGTAAACACCCAATTGGGTTGGTGTAAATAATGTGGTATCTTCTTCGAACTCAACATTTCTTAATTGCGTAAGTGTTCCCTTTTTAATATTAGATTCAACACCACCACCTACTAAATACTTAACAGTAATTGTTGTGTTTGATGGAGATGAACCATATGTATTTGTTTTCAAAAAGTTAGTTGGGTCAAATGATGCTTCTAATTTAGAAATAGAATTTGGTAAACCCAATCCTACATTCTTAAATGTTGGGATAATAGTTTCTTCACTAACAGAAGGGTCTCCTGCTCCAAATTGAATAGTTGTAGTACTATCCCCATTTATTCTCTTTGTAAATCTTCTTGAAGTTTTAAGAGTATTTAAGATATATGGAGTTGTTGTTTTGAATTGATATAAGTCCGGGTCATTTGATTCCGTATTTGGATAATCAACGAATACTAACTCTTGAGCCAAATAAGGAACTTCATACCACTTATTTCCATTTGAATCCCTTACATCATAGATATCAATAATATTAGTATCACCCAAATCAATAGTTCTAAATGCCTCATATGAATCAAAAGTAAACTCTTGCGTTTTAACTTCAGCTGAAATTGCCTTTACATACTTCTTAACTAAATAGAAAGATGTTTCACCTGTAATTGAATCGGTTTCATAAATACTAATCTCTCTATCGGTTTCATCAGAAAAATCTACAACATCTTGTGTAATAAATGATACACCATTTGTGGATTCTATTAACATACCATCTTTAATTCTTAAAAAATAAGTTTCATCATATGTGTTGTTTGCCCCAGTTCCAGTTGAAGGGAGTAGTTGATAGACCGAAAGAGTGGTTACTGATGGTGATGTTACTTTTGGTTTGTATCCCAAATATTGTGAAAGTGCTATTACATTTTCAACATCTTCAGCATGTACCATTAATGATTCCTTTAAAGTATCATCAATGTAATATGAAAGTGAATCACCAATATAGGATGCCATTTCGATAAACATCATACCCGGCGATGATTCATTAAAATCAGAATAGGTTGTTGGGAAATAAGTTTTCGCAAACTCAATTAGATTACCTCTAAATTCGGCAAAATCTTTATTGAGGTATTTTATATCCTTACCCCTATTCTTAAAGTTTTTTGTTGTTTTTGTTATTGCCATATCTTATTACCCTTGTACAGTAAATGTTACTGTTTCTAAATTAATATTATCACCAATTCTGAATTTAACTGAAACATTGATTCTATTACTATCTTTTAATTCATCGGTTGCCTCAATATCAATCTCTTCCGCTGTAACATAAGGTAGCCATTGTTGTAAACTTTCGTTTATAGTATCTTCAATTCTACCTTCTAAATCATCAACATTTGGTTCGAATAATAATGATTGTAATCCGCTACCAAATTCTGGTTGTAAAATTCGTTCACCTCTTTTTGTAAGAAGTAAATTTTTAATATTAGATTTAACTTGGTCTTTGGTAAGAAAAGATTGTTCAAATGTATTCTCACCAAAAGTTAATGGTAAGGTGATACCAATAGCATAATTTGCATATTCTTTAGTATCTTTAACAATTTTTCTTCCAATTTCAACTGCCATAATCTATATTACATTCCAGGTCTCCAAGGACCTTTCTTCTTTTCTACTGCCTTTAATAATTGTGAATAATCTTTATTCATCAATTTATCCATCACAGGATTACCAGTTGATACTGGTTGATTACCATAACCCATTTGTTGTGCTATATTTTGTTGCCCCAATGTATGAGTTGAGGTTGAATCAAAGTTCATTGTATTAGATGATACTTCGGTTGGTGCTCCAGCATATGATGGAACTCCACCCGCAGTTCTTTGTTGTGAATTAAATGGCTGTGTTTGTGCTAGCACCTCATTCAATATTGGATTCTTACTCAACTGTCTTTGTTGTTGAGTTGTGTTCTCAATCAATGGTTCGTTATCCATAAAAGTTGGTTGTTGTGGTTTTTGTGGTTTAAGTGCTTCTCTTAATTGTTTGTTTTCTTTCAACAATTTAGCCATTTCCATTTTAACCCCTTCCTTAACTAACTTAGGGAGAACTTCTTTAATTTCTTCTTTTACAATAATTTGTATTGCTTTTACTAATTTATCAGTATTCATTGTATAAGTGTTTTCCTTTCTCTATAAATATTTGATTTAGGTTTTTTTCATTTTTATTCACACCTAGTACCACCCATTTGTATTTGTTGTGTAAAATCTTTCACAATTTCATCAATTTCCAACGCATCAATTACATCGATTGGGATGGAAACATTGATTACATTTTCCAAAGATGTATCACCCTCTAATATATCGACTTGGTCATTAGATTGGTCATTAGCTTGGTCGGTTACATTAATTGCCGAACCATCACTCCCATCTGGTTGTTCAATTACAGGTGGTTCACTACCATCTTCTGATGGGAAGTTAATGTTTGGTATTGGAATAATTGGGGGTATCAAATATCCCGTCCAACTTATCACTCCCGGTGCCGGTATTGGTGAAGGTGCGGATGGATACAATGAAGTTGTTTGTATGATTCCACCTATTGAAAATAAATGAACAATTGCCGCAAGTATGAACATATCAATCATTGTTTCTTGCTTTCTAGCAGGTCTTAATGGTGGATACATTGGCCAAGTTCCAACATTTAATACTACATTAGAATTAACTACTATGTTTTGTATTGAACCCGGAGCTGGGATTAGTGGTGTTGGAAATGGATTCATTTGTGCACCCGCCCAATATGCTTTAACACCATTTCCAAATTCATTTACCAGAGAAAAATCAACACCGGGTGGAGTTATCAACCCCTTTAATAATGCAACTTTAAAAAGAGTTTCCATTAATTGCTTATTTCCACTTTGTACAGATTCAAAGTTAAGAAAATCCTTTCCTCGTTTCACTACCGCATCATATTCATTTGCCCAAATTTTAGCAACATCATCAATTGTGTTGTTATTTCTATTTGGATTAGTTTTTCTTAATATGTTCGATTTGAAAAGAGACCAAGACATTATGATGTTTTATTTAAATCACTTAACATTGTGTTTAATTGACTTTTTATTTTCTGAAATACAGCTACATTAGTTGGACCGGGTGATGTTGGACCAGCGGGTGTTATATAAATTTGTTGCGTAATTGCATCTACTAATTGAGATAATAAATTAACCAATGTCTCACCCCTAACTAAAGATTCCAAATTCTGGTCACCTAAATTAATTTTACCATTACCACTATTAATGTTTACATTTCTATCATTTGTGGTAATATTAGTATCATCGTTTACATTTACTCTAATACCAAACTTGTTATCTATCGATAACTCCCCATCTGAGATAAATCCATAATTTCCCTTTGAATAAAAAATCATTTCAGATGATTTTGCCGAAAATATTAATCTATCTGAATTTAAAAGGATTTGATTTCCCTTTAAATCATTTGGATAATCTTTAAATGATTGTGGTGTGGTTTCGAAATCACTTGAACCATTATCATCAACAGTGCCAGGTTGAAATGGTAACTGATATTGATTAGAACCCAATAAAATTATATTACCATCTCTATTGACATCCTCTTCAGTTGAGTTACCTATACCCGATGTTAGAGATTGCCCACTTTCACCATTTCTAAATATTAATGTTGGTGAGAATGAATTTTCAGGATTATTATATCCACTAAATCTAATTGATTGACCGAATCTACTTTCAATTAAATAATCACCCTCATATAATTTCAATTTATGAATATCAACTTGAGGTTCAAAGTAATCACCATACTTTTCTAAATCAGTATCATCAGATGCGCCGGATGTTTTTGTTATACCAGTTGATTGTACTCTACTGTAATCGGATGCAGTATTTGATGATGCTGCTTTTTCTTTTTGCTGAGCAGATGTTATCTCATTTGTACCTGTGTTAATATTTGGTATTGGAGATGCTATTATTCTTTCATAAGTAAACCCACCACCTTCGGAATTAACTATCCTTACTGTTTCATTTATTGTTGGTAATGATACATTTGTTTTGTTGTAGGGAAGTGCAATCGAAAGAGATTCATTTCTTTTATTTGGATTATCACCCAATCTAAATTGGATAGCTCCAATGTACTTAGTTCTAATTCCTTCTGGGATTTCCAAGTCTTTTAGGATATCATCATCTACATCTAATATAAGCTTATATACGATACCCATCGCTGATTTACTTTTATCACGATGAAATCTGTTTTGATTAGATTGTACATTACGATTTCTATCCCCAAACATATTACTTTTCCAATTTTTGTTTTACTTCTTCTATTTCATTTTGAATATCATCCATTCTTTGAACTTCATCGGAAACATACTCAATTTCTGAAAGTAATTGTTCTCGTTCTGCTTCAGTAAGGAAACCACTATCCCCCTCTGATTTTTGATTTGATGCAATAATTCTTTGTGCAATGGTTGCTAATTTAACCAATTGGTCATCGTTACGAACTGAAGAATCTATTAAATCCTTTAAGATTGGGCCGATTACAGCCATATCACCAGAATGGCGAATGAGTTTTCTCATTTCAGCAATAAGTTCTGATATGTTTCTTTTTTTCGTTATTTGATTATTGTAAATATCCTCAAATAACCCACTCAAATTTTTACCTGGAAATAATTCGAAATCTGTTGACATAATTAGTTTATCAATATTTGTTCAATATATAAATATCAATAAACTAAAAAGTGATTTTATTTACCCTGTCCTCTATATCGTTTTTTGTAGTTTGTAGCGTTTTTAGAACGAGAGGTTTTTGTTTTTGCATGAACTCCAGGTCTACCTTTTTTTGGAGTCATAACAGACGAACCAGATGATTTTATCTTTGCCATAATATGTTAGTTTACCATAAGTATTAAAAATTAATCCAAAGCATCTTCAATAGCTCTTTTTACCGCTACTGAAAATTCGGTTTGTTCAAATGGTAAGTTTTCATCTTGCAATTGAAGTAAGGTTGCTGCAACATTCATCTTAGCAGTTCCAACTCCAACCGATTCTTTACCATCCTTAGTTACAGTTACAGTTACAAAAGTTTTCTTTTGTTTGAACTCAAATGGTCCGATTCTCACACCTTGAGTTGGTGCTTTGATTTCATTCACCACTACATAGATTGGAGAACCATCAGGACAAAGTGGTGATTCTTGTCCTACGATTTCTTCGGTGATTTGTCTTACACCGAAAGTGAATTTTTCTTCTGGAATATCTTTGATTGATGCTAAAGACATTACTGAAGCTACGAAATAGCATACGATTGGATTCATTGTGTTATTTTTTGTGTATTAGTTGTTCTTCGGTGTTTTCCCAAAGAAACGATATAAAACCTATTGAGATTGTTAAATGTTCTAATTGATGATTTGGGATATTTTAGATGATAAGTTAAACTATTAGCATTTACTTCTATATCATCTTTTTCGGATTGTGAATATACCCAATTATGATTGTATGTGTAGTTGAAGTTTTGTCCCAATTTGTATATTTGGTATGCGGAGAATACATCTGAATAAGTTACTATATCCGAACTATCAGGTTCGTAGAAGTTCATTGTATGGTAATCCCAAGATGCGATTTCATTAGGGAACATTCTGAGATACATAAGATAATTCATTTCGGATTCGGTGAATATATTATCTATTCCACTTACATCTACATTCACTCTATAAGGCCAATTGGAAGAATTGGAGAATGTTACCGAACCAGCTGATGTGGTTGTTTTTGTTCCTTGAGATTCCCACCCCTGCACAGGCGCCATCGGAGTGTATTCATAGGTTGTACCAGCTCCGTTAAATGATGCCATATTTCTACCCGGTGGAGTTGCAGCTAAAGTACCAGTGTGGTTCTCTACACCTTGCGTTGCTGGTGGTGTCCAACCTTGTGCGGTAATTGTGGTTTGTACTTTGTTTGTATTCTCAAAAAGAATTATCTGATAATCCACCCAAGCGCTTCTATTAGAATAATAAGTTAGGTGGGCACTTACAATCAATTGTCTATTTGGTGCAGTTCCAACAGTTTGATATCTCATATAATATCCATTTGTTGGATAAAGGTCTGTCCAATATGCAGCTACAACACCATTTGGTTGATTTGAATTTGGGAATGAGCCAGGAGTGTAACTACCAGATGTATTACCAAATGTAATGAATCCGTTGGTACATATTCTGAATTGTGTGAAGTATTGTCCGTAGAACTCAAAGTTGAATCCGATGTTGAAAGGTCCTACATTAGAATCATCACCCAATGAAACCGAAGTCCCAGCGGTTGATACTGGATTATATGTTACAGCCGCAATTGAGTGGTTGGGTACATAGTTTACATAGTGTTCCACCTCAACATCGATACCACTCATATCTTGCACACCAACAGTTGCAAAGGTTACAGTTTGAGAAAATCCCTCAATTGATACTAATACTATAAAAATAAGAGTAAAAATAAACTTTTTCATCATAACAATATCTTT